AATAATATCTTACTTAAAGCACTATTCACAAAGAATAAAGCCTTTTGTCTTGTTAATACTGTTTCATTTGTAGGATGCGAGAATGCAATCTTACCTAATAAACCTAAGCCATCTATTGCGTTAAATGCTAATGTCTTTCTACCTGTTGAGAAACTAAACTGAACTATATCGCTAATTGTCCAACCCTCAAAGTCGTAATCAGTATCATTGTTTAATAGTTCTACGAAATATTTCCTATCGTCTAATTCCGTGAAATCCGGCATTTGTTCTAGGTTATCCGTTACGTCTATTGCTACTGCTAATTGACTAACATATATAGGCTCAAAGACATCGTCACTCATTGGTATATACTCAAAGGATATACTTTCGGCCGGGTATTCTATTAGGCTGCCTTCGTAGCCATCTTCGGATAAATATAAATAAGAAATGCTGCCACTTTTAGTAGCCATTGTAATTTTATACTTTCTATTATATGCCATTGCCTCTTCTTAGGTTAAGTGAATAATTACTTCTTTGCAAAGCTAAAACTAAATCGTTTCCTTTTAATACAAATTGTCCACTTCCACCGCCTGTGCCACTCATTGCTCCGGCTGCAAATGTGCTATTCATCATATTGCCTAATTTATTCAATGGCATAATTGCCTCACTTTGTCCACCCTCTCCAACCATTGCAATAGTAGGTTGAGAAACAACTCCACCCTCAGCAAATCCTAATATCTTTTTAAATGAGCCAAAGAAACCACCACCACCCGCCGCACCCGCCGGATTTAGTAACATCATAATACCCTGTAATATTGCAGCCTGAATAGCTGCTTCGGCTAATTTTCTAATTAAATCACCTACAAAATCTCCTAATGCTTGTAAAGGATTTTCGCCACTTGCAAATGCGTCAAACATTACCATAACTCCGTCAGTTAAAGTGTTCGCCATAAATTCAGCATACTTTTGCATTGTTTCTTGAGAGTCTTTAAGTTCTTTGTCGAACTTCTTTATACCCTGTTCCATCATTTTGATATTCGGCGGTATCTCAATCTTTCTTTCGCTAATAGGAATTTTTTCTTCTTGTTTTTCTCTTCTCTTATCCTGATCCTGTATCATATCCCTAGTTGAAGATACATTTGTTACAGCCTTTACAGCGTCACCGTATTTCTTATAGAAATTATACATTTTATCGTATATTTTCATCTGCTCGTCAGCCCATTTATTAGTAGCTTTAATATCGTTTTCTAAAGCTGCAATATTATCTTGTAAAGAGTAATCTTTTTCTTTTACTGCTTTTGTAGCTGGAGTTTTTACTGATGCTGTTTTACCTAATAATAAATCAGTAAAAAATGGCATTTTTACAGCCTCTTCAGTTGTTGCTTTTAAATCATCATTTAATTCCTTTATTGCATCACTAGTATTATTGTAAGCTATTGTTGCATCTTCTAATTTACCTTTTGCAGAACCAATAACTCCGGCTTGTACTACTGAAGCGTCAACATAACCATTGGTCATTGAAGCAGCTCTTTTTTGTGCTTCTGAATATTCAATAGTTGCTTTTGCAACCTCTTTAGTTAAATTTGTTAGTTCAATAGTTTTATCAGCGATTTTATCCTGATAACGTTGTACTATTGCTTGTTGTATTAATGCTTGAGTATATAAATTTACTGCTTCTGTTGCATCCGCAACAGTTCTAATTTGTGAAGCATAGTCTTGATTAACCTTGCCTATTGCTTCTTTTACTGCATTTAACGCTTTTGCTCTTTGTTCGTCACTTGCATTTGCACTATTCGCTACTGCTATTAATAAATTTAAACTTGTTGCTTGTTCAGCTGCTTTTTGTTTAGCTTGTTCTAAACTTTTATTAAATTCATCTTGCGCTTTTTTAGCTTCATCGGTTCCGTTTATAAAATTTACTATATCGCCACCAAATGCAACAAATAAAGAAGATACAGCACCTAAAGCCAAACCAATACCAGCTGGACCCATTAAACCGGCTGCCATAGATTTTAATGCAGAAGTAGAACTTCCAGTCTCCTTGCTTAATCGTTGGAAACTTTCTAATAAAGGGTTAAGGTTATTCGCAATACCTATAAACCCATAAGGAGCATCTTGTGCAACCCTTGATAAGTTTGATAAAGCATTCGTAGCGTCTGCGGTAGGTCTAGCAGTATTTTTTAAGGTATCGCCGAATTTTTGTGTAGCGTTTATAGCTTGGACTAATTTATCTACCGCATCTTTATTATCTGCGGTAATAATAATTTTTAATTCTTCAGTAGCCATTTTATATTAGTTTACTCCATATAATTTTAAAGTCCTTGCAAGTTGTTCGTCTGTTAACATAGTTTTTTCCTCTTCACCCTCAACGTCATCAATCGCCGGTATGTGCCAAAACGTTCTAAGTGATTTAGGGGATTTCTCCGCCGTGTTACTTAGGTATATAATATAGGCGAGGTTTCTAGTCCTCGCCCATTCATTTAACTCTTTCTTTTCGTTCCCCATTACAATAATGGAAAAGTCCTTCCAAGTCATTTCCCAAAACTCATTGGGTCTTATATTGCATTCAGCAGCTTTTACTAAAATATCATCCCAACTTAGCTTTATTAGGCTTTTTTTTTTCTTCTTTAGTAACCCCTTGAACAGTTGTTACAGTAGTTGAAATAATGTATTTAACATATTCAATGAATTGTCCTTCTACATTAAAAAGTCCGCCTATTTCATCTAACCAATCGCAAACATCGTCCTCAGTATATTCTACTGCTTCCTTGTTGCTTACACAAGCTGATTTATAACCTATATAGATCATTTTAACGACCAAGTCTAAATCAAATTGCGTTTTCCCTAATAATTCAAAGTACTTATCAATCCCTATGTTATTTGCTACGCAAAATTCACGCATTGACCAAGTACCCCATTTTAAAGGAATTGTTTTGTTGTTTAGTTTTAATTCGTACATAGTGTTTGTTGTTTTTTATTAAGCTGTTACTGTTTGCGTTAAAGGTGGAACTGCTACTGTAAAAGTTGCACTAAATTTCACATCTTCTTTATCCGCAGCCGTTACATCAAATGCTGAAATAAATACATCACCTGAATAAACTACTTGTCCCGCAGTTGGAGTAGCATCACCCATTTTAATAGGGAAAACTGTTCCTGCGATAAAAGCAGCATACAACTGATTGTAGCTATCTTTTGAAGGTGTGCCAGTTTGGTCGATTGCAAAACCGTCTGCCTTAATTGATTGTGTGAAAGCTGGTCCTGGTTGGAACTGGTCTCCACATTTAGAAGTAGCGTCAATTACATTCAATGAAGACGTAATTGCGTTTGAAGTAAGACAAGCGACCGGCTTAAATGCAGCGTTAAGGTCAATGTCCGCTAATAATAGGTAATCTCTACCTGATACTTTAGTTTCTGCCATTTTATTAAATTTGAGTTATTGTTAAATTATATGTTATAATCGTTCTAAATACATTGTCCAAAGGATTTAAACCGTCTAAATTCCTGATACTTTGAACATATAAGCTAGTGGAAGTCCACCCACTAGGTAGTGTTATTATAGTATCCGAATTTATGTTAGCCAATACCAAATCGGAAATAGTTTCCGAACGTTTATAGCCAAAGTTAGCATTTTTTGTAACAATGTCAACTATGATAGTATTAGTATTTGTGTAACCTGATTTCCCTTGCTCTTGACTTGAAGTTCTACCGTCTAAAATTAGATACTCGGATAAGTTATTTTCGGGAGCAATACCGTCATAAACAGGCAAGCTAGTAGCTGTTCCCAAATTGGTAACAAACCATTTTTTTATCTCTATATTAGGATTTAGCATTTAATAATTTTTTAATTCTTGTAAATAATTGGGGTATCTCTTGCTCAAATGAAGGTATTAAAAAAGGTTGCGCCCTAATTCCTTTTTTTAGTATTGAATAAGCAATTCTTTCAGCCATAGCTACGTCTTCGTTAAATTTACTTGCTTTACTGCCTAGTCTCCTTTGTGTTTTTACGCTATATGTGCCGGCCTTAATTCCTTTCTTTTTTATCCATTCTACCAAAGCCATTAAAAAGTCATAATAGGTTCCTTGGCTTTTGCCCTTAAAAGAAGCAGCATAAGACTCATAGCCAACTGGTATGCTTACTTTGCCACCTGTTCCAAATTCAAGATATGGAGCATAAGAAGCGCCAGCCGCTACTTTATATGTTAATTTATTTATTCTTTTAGTATATATTGACCTTCTTAAAGTGCCTATATTTACTGGAGCTAATCTTTTAGCATTTTTTTCTATATTTAATGCCGAAACAGCTATTTCATCGCCAACTTCATTAGCCACCGCTTTATTTAGTTTACCTAAATCATTTATTAAATTATTAATACCCTTAATTTGTAAAGTGACTGACATTATGCGTACATTTCTATTTCCCAAAATCTATGCGCATTGTCCACGTCCTTAATTGAATGAATTGTGAACGTTTGTCCCTCTACAACTAATTGGTAAGTATCGTTTATTGTAAGGTCATATCTAACAAACAGCTTTGCATTTCTAGTAAAAGATAGCTGCATCTCTAATAACGCTCTATTTTGCGTACTTGGCCTATAATCACCCCATACAGTCGCTTGAAGTGTAAAAGTTGTAGTATAGCCGCCTTCGCCATCGCTTGTCCTTGTTGGAGCGTAAACGCCCACTAAACGAGTCATTGAATTAGCGTCAACGTAATTGTCTTTATGTAGTCCTATTCTCATATTATAATATTGGGCTTGTTCTTGTCCATCTTTGACACACTCGCCAAGTTTTCTCGCATATACCCATATCGTCAACGTCCATTCCTCTATTCTCGTAACCATAGTTAATTTGGTCTAATATGGCAATCTTTATCTCTTTGGGAACGGTTGACATTCCAGTTGTATAAATAGCCTTCATATTTGCCCATTGCGGTCTTTGTAGGTTAGGATTTGGTCCACCTACTAAAATATAAACATCGCTTGAAACTGCGTTACCGTTAGCGTCCGTTAAGCTAGTAAACGAAGTTACTGGACCATAAGGAAGTTGAAAATCACCGGCTGAATTAGTAAACCATAAAGTCACCGTTTTAGCGGTGATACTTATGTTAGCTGCTTTCTCGACTGCTAGTCTTGATTGGGTAATTAATTCATTAAACAAAGCGTCTTCAACGTTGTTGTCAACTCTGCAATATGCCTTTGCTTCTGCAAGTGTTACTGGCTCCGTAATAGTGCCTAAGTCAACTTGCGTGTAATCTATAATGAAATTGTACATATCTCTTTTTTACAAATTTACAATAATATAAATAAAAAACCCCCACCAATTAAGGTGAGGGCAATTTTATAAGTAAAACTTAATTAAACGTTACCTAAGTCAGCAAAAATAGCTGAAGTTGGTTGCATTAAGTTAATGTCCTCATAACACTCGATACGAGCAGTAACCATGTTTTGTTGGAAGTTACTTGCATTCTCATAAGAGAACTCAATAGCTAAACCTTCAACTTCAACACGCTCACAGAAATTGTTATCTAAGATTAACACTTTGTCATCAGCTACCCAAGAAGCAGAGATAACAGGTGTTCCCCAAATAGTGATACCACCGTTAGGGTTAACAATAACTGATCCACTACCTGCGTAGTAACCTAAAGTGATTGTCTCTTTTAATAAACGTCCCATTTGAGTTGGAGAAACTAATGCAACCGAAGCTACAAAGTTTGCACTCTTTTGGTTACCGATATAGTCAACTAATTGCTTTAAATCAACAGTTTCCGCAGTTGTTGTAGAACCTGTTGCAGCACCGCTTACAGTTGAATAGAAAGCACTGTTCTCAGCTTTGTAGAAATCTCTTGTCAACATTCTTGGTAAAGTTGTACTCAAGAAAGGAAGAGAACGAGCCATTTGCTTAGAGAAAGTTGAGAAACCTGCGATATAGTCGTTAACTACTTTTACTTCGCTTAATGCGTAGCTGTTCTCGCCTTTGTTTGAACCTTCAGTTTGAGCAGCTATGTTGTTAGTTGTTGCAGTTTCTTTGTAGAATACATAAAGACCGCTTTCGCTACGAACTGTTGGAACTAAGTCACGGAAGTTTACCGCTTGACCTGGTAAAACTGAAGCGTTCGGAGCATAAGATGCTTGAGCGTCTCCTGTTAAAGAAGCTGATAAAGTCATAGACTTTACATCGCTTAAATCTAAACGGAATTTACCGCTAGACTTCATTGTCTTTTCCATTTCGTCCATACGACCTTCTAACTTTTCAATGATAGCCTCGTCCATAAACTTAACTTGCTTAGAAGCAGCTTTCTTTTGAGCCACATTTTGTGCGTCGATTTGCTTTTGTGTTTCGTCCGCTAACACTTTGATTGAAGCTTTTACTTCATCGATTTGAGCAGTAACGTCGGATTTAATTCCTTTTACGTTTTCTGCCATTTCGTTAATTACGTTTTCCATTTTTACTTTTTAAATAGATTGTTAAATTGTTTAATTGCCTTTAGGATTTGCTCGTCATCTTCTTTCTTTTCGTCTTGCACCGGCTCAACTGATTGCTCGGGTTGAGTGATTTCTTTGATTACTTCGATTTCTAATATCTCGCTTTGTATCCTTTTTATTTCAATCTCTATTAAGCTAAACGTTTCATCGGT